CAAAAAATAAAGACTCATAAGGGCTATATTTTTAAATTTAAGGAAGTTTTGTGACTTACAGACCATACGATACTATCACTGCGGTTGGTATTTCGGACCAAAGACAAAATGTCTCTGGTTCTTTGATGGCCAAGGCTACACCTGTAAGGTCTACAAGTACAGGCGATATCGATTTTATTGATGTTTCTGATGAATCTCATGCTTTTGCAGTCAATGCGGTTACAGGGACTGCAATTGCCAATTTGTCATTAGGGCCGGTATTTACAAGTGGTCGACTAACCAACATCACAATCACTGGCAGCTTTGGTGACCCAGTTTTTGTTAGTAAAACAGGTGGTTTAACCACTACTAAACCAAGTATTGGGGTTGATGGTTTTGTATCTGGGGATTGGATTATTATGATCGGAAGCATTGGCAAGAATGCCGATGTTCCTGCAAACAAGGACTTAGTTTTAAACATTGGCGTAGTAGGCCAATTATAGGAGTTTTATGCACCACAGTAAACGTGAGCGAAAAGTCGATCTAAACAAGATGTCTATGCAACAAGCTGAGGCTATTAGTGCTCAAATTGGGCAAGAAATGGCTAAAATCATGGATGAAGCAAACCTAAAATGTAATGAAATTCTGAATATTTATGGTATGCAAACACAAATTCATTATAAAATTGTTCCTTTACAAGAAAATAAAGAACAAGTTATTGAAAACATTAAAGAAAAACCAAAACGTGGACGAAAGTCCAAAAAAGCCGTTAAAGAGCAATCTTTAACAACGTAAGCAATTAGGAGTTATTAAATGGCTGATATTTCAGTTTTAGCAAGGTTGATTCAAGGTACCACACGAAATGTGGACATTGCTTCAAATACATTAGTCACCACGTCTATTAAAGTTGGCGGTGGTGTTTCAAATACAGAGTTAACCAAGGCGATTTTAGATCGTTTGGTATCTTTACAGAACGGTTCTGATGTTGATTCAAGTTATCATACACATGACGGTCGTTATTTTACAGAGACTGAATTAGGTTCTACTGGCGGTACTTCAGGTGCTGATAGAATTGGTGTTAATAACACTCCTGTTAATTACTCTGCAGCTTCTCAGGTAGTACAAGATCACTTAGAAGGTATCGATGCGGCTTTAGCTGCTGCTGGTGGTACTTCATTTGATGACAGTATTTTTGAGCTTTATGACAATTTGGATAATTCTAAACTTTTAAAGTTTCAATTAGCTAACATTTCTGCAGCTACTACTCGCACAATCACAATGGCTGACGCCAATGTGGATTTAGCTGATGTAAACAACTCAATTCTTCGTGATGGTTCACGATCTTTTACAGCAAACCAACCTATGGGTGGTTTTAAGCTTACAGGTTTGGCGGCTGGTTCTTCATCTGGTGATTCAGTTCGTTATGAACAAGCGATTTTAATTTCTGGTGTTAATGCTTTTGCTGCAGATCAATCAATGGGTGGTTTTAAGCTTACAAATTTAGCTGACCCAGTTGCTGCTCAAGACGCAGTGTCATTGTCTTATTTGCAAGCTCGTTTAAATGGTCTTACTCCTAAAGCTCCTGCTCGTGCTGCAACAACAGCAAACATCGCTTTAAGCGGTGCTCAAACTATCGATGGCGTTTCAATCATTGCTGGCGATAGAGTTTTGGTTAAAAACCAATCAGCTCCTGAAGAAAATGGTATTTACGTAGCTGCTGCTGGTGCGTGGTCACGTGCAACAGACATGGATTCTTTATCTCCTATTGATGAGGTAAATGGTGCGTGGGTTGCGATCCGCGAAGGTTCGCAAGCTGGACAAGTATTTGTTCAGTATGGTGTTGTATCTGCTATTGGTACAGACCCAATTAATTTCTCATATTTCAATCCAATCGCTGGTTTAATCGGCGGTGACATGATCACTTTTGCCGGTTCGACTTTCTCTGTCGATTTGGCAACTGTATCTGGTTTAGAATCAACAAATCCTGGTAACGTAGCTGGTCAGTTAAGAATTAAACTTGAGGCTTCAAATCCTTCATTAAGATTTACAGGTTCTAATGAACTTGCAATCAAATTTGACCCTGCAGGTGCTTTACTTGCTGGTGCTGCTGGTACAGCTGTTCAAGTTGATAACTCAACTATCGAAATCAGCTCAAATGCATTAAGAATTAAAGATCTTGGTGTTACATTAGCTAAATTGGCTGCGAATTCAGTTGATGAAAACAAAATTGTTTCTACTTCATTCTCTTCTACTGGTGCAATCACTGGTGGCGGTGGATCAAAAATCCAAGTTGAAGTTGACGATTCTTCTATCGAGCGCAATTCAAATGCATTAAGAATTAAATCAGGTGCGTATGACCAATTAACCATCACAGGTGGTTCTGGTTCAGCTGCTGCTGTTCAACACGCTCCAAGCATCCGTAAGGTAATGGTAGCTGGCGAATCATTCGCTGCTGACACTACATTTGCAGTTCGTATGGCTAGAACTGGTGAAACAGCTGGTCGAGTTTATAAAGCTGACTACGATGCTTCGTCTGTAAACAATTTCTATGTAATTGGATTGGTTCAGCCTACAGGTGCTGTATCTGCAGGACAGAACATCACAGTTATTATGATGGGTGAAATCTCATTACTTGCTAACGATACGGCTTTTGCTGCTGGTGAAGTTGGCGAACCAGTACACTTGGTAGCTTCTGGAGCATGGGATGCAGTATCTCAAGTTTCATACCCTGATCTTTCTAACCGCGCTTCTGTAAGAATTGGTATGGTACAAGAGACAGGAAAAATTATGGTTCAGGCTATGCAACTGAACGGTATCGCTTAATTTGTGGTATAATAAGGTAGTTGAGGGATTAAATGGCTAGAAAATTAGCATTAGTAGCTGGTATACCAAGAATGGTAGACGAAAGTGCATCCCCAACTATCTACGACCAGCAATTAGAGGTTGTTTCTGCAGGCGCAGGAGCAGGTCAAATTAACGGTCCTATCAACGCAGGTTCTTCTGTAACTCTACCCAGTGGACAAACCTACACTGGTCCAGAACTGGAAATTTATTTAGGTTTAGATCGTTTACGTCCAGTTTTGGACTACACCTACGCTTCTTCAACTCAAGTGCAATTTACTTTTCAGTTGGTAGCTGGTGATTTTTTACGATTTAGAATTGATCGTGCGCCGTGAAAAAGTGTAGTAAGTGTGAAATTGATAAAGAAAATGATCAATTTCATAAGCATAAAAAGGGTATGTTAGGGATAGATAGTGTGTGTAAGGAATGTAAGAAACAATACCAATCTTTAAACAAAGAGAGGATTGTTGAATATCAAAAAGCATACTATTTAAACAACAAAGAGGCAATTTCAATCAAAAACAACCTATGGTTTCAAAACAATAGGGAAAAAGATAGAAATCGCTACAAAGAATGGTACAAAAACAACAAAGCTAATAAACTTGAATGGAAAAGAAACAAGATGAAAAGTGATGTTGAATTTAAAATAAAAGAAAATATGAGATCGAGATTATACATGGCTTTAAAGGGAAGGGGAAAGAAGTTAAATACTGAAAAGTATTTAGGTTGTTCTATTGCCAATTTAAAGATTCATTTAGAATCAAAATTTCAACCAGGCATGACTTGGGAAAATTGGGGATTGACAGGGTGGCATATAGATCACATCATCCCATTAGCTAAGTTTGATTTGACAAAAGAGGAATCTATTTTTCAATCTTGTCATTATAGTAATTTACAGCCTTTATGGGCACAAGAGAATCTTTCTAAAGGAAGTGAGTAATGGCTCGCACAATCACAGATGCCAGACAAGTCACGATTAGACAGTATTTGCAACAAATTGCAAGTGCTACTGGTTATGCTGGCACATCAGATGCTAAACCAGCCAATCAAAGTGAATTAGACAATTTACTGGCAAGTATTAACGCTGAGTTAACACCGCTTTTACGTTTAACTGCAAATTCCCCTGCTTCACTTATTGTGAACGTAGGTGCTGGTCTTTTAACTAACTCAGAAAGCTCATTTTCTAAAGCTCTCCCAACAATTGGTGCTAATACACCTAATTTTGCTGGTGGAACAATCACTTTTCCAGCTTCTCCAGGAACTGTAACGGTATCTCCAGGGAACAATGCTACTTTTTCAATGGGTGCGAATGAATACATTAAAGCACTTGTTTATTTAGATGCAAACAATAACTTAAATCTTATCTTTGGTACCTCAAATGCTACTGAGGCCAATGCCACAGTAACAGCTGCTCCTGACAGTGTAATTCCAATTGGATTCATCACTCTACAAACTATCGCTGGTGTTGTTCAGGTTATCCCTCAAACTAAAATCTATCAGTATGTTGGCACTGGTGCTGGTGGTTCTGGTTCAGGTTCTGGTGTTTTAGAAGTAGCTCCTGGCTACAAAATGCTTATCAACGATTCATTTTCGGCAATTCAGGGTAGTGCAGACGACACTGTTTATTCAACATACACAAAAGCAACCTACGATGCTGGTAAAAAACTTTATAGATTACTTTGTGATAAGTCAAAAACAGTTAACACCTCTTCTGGTACTGCATTAACAATCAATTCAGCTCCTAGCTTTACAGTTCAGGTTGGTGACATTGTTTATATGACCAATGGCGCTCGAATTGGACAATGGAGAAGAATCGGCACGGTTAACTCTCAAACAGATTTTGTTTTGGATGCAGCTTTTTCTGGTGGAGATGCTGCAAACGGCAACACTTTGATGATTTCTCAAGCTGTTTGGATTCAAGATCTAGTGAATTATGGTTCTGTAACTGAATTAACTAGACCTAGAGATTTTTATCCAAATGAAAATGTCAATCAAGTTTTGATTGATTACATGGATAGTTTAGCAGCTAACGATGATGTTGGTGATTTTACACAAACAGCTCGAATTGTAATGAGTGCATGTAATGAAGGCTTACAAGCTGATACCGATTTCCCATTAACAACATTTTGGAATCAAGGATCTGCTGTTAATGGAAACTTGTTGGTAAGACCAGCAGCTCCAAGTTCTTTATCTCACTTTCCAATTACAGCTAATACTGATGACGAACGTTTATTTTTAGTATTTTTCTGCAATCCTGGGAATGGCTCTGTAACCGCAGGTGCAAATCTTTTAGATTATACAGCTAACTTTTACCAAGAAGCCGAGGCTATTAATGGTGGGGTGTTAGCTTCTGCCTATGGAACTAGTGATAATTCGACAACTACCTATAACGGAACCATTTCTACTTCTGGTGGTTTTACACGATTTGACTTAAATTTTGATGTCAATCCTAGTGTTGACCCAGGCGGTGTTGGTGCTCAGGTAAAGGTAACAGTAAATGGACAAGATGTACCAAAATTTATTTCTAGTGGTGTAAATCCAAGTTCACAATTAAGTTATACAGTGACCACAGATTCAAATGGGTTGTATAGAAGAATTCTATTCAGTACAGACCTATCTGTAGCAACTGTTGATATTATGATTATCAAACAGTTTGGTGTTTACGATGCTTCTTTCACACAATCTAATAAACTTATTGGTTTGTACGATGCGATTGTGGGAAGTGCAGCTCAAGTCACAGCTGGAACAGCAACGCATTCTAGTTTACAGGCAGCTCATGATGCAGTTGTGGTTGGAAGTAATATTTTAGTGTTAAATAACGTGACTCTTTCTGGAAATACAACTTTAAGTAAGAGACTGATGATCTCTGGAAAAGGGCCAGGTTCAGTACTTAGTGGTAACTTAACTGTTGCCTCAGGTGCTTTGGGTTCTATTATCAAGTGGTTAAAAGTATCTGGAAACGTAACCTTTAATAGTGGAGCAAATAAATGCTTCATGACAGATTGTTACATGACAGGTTCATTTTCCAATGACCCTGCAAACCTAGACAATGTGTTTGAGATTATTACGGAGTAATTATGGGAATTATTAGTTCAAAACCAAAACAAAATTTAATTATTAATGGTGATATGCAAATCGCTCAAAGAGGACCTAGTTTTGTAGCACCAACTAATGGTCAGTACACTCTTGATAGAAATCAATATTTAAAGAATGGCGCTATGGTACATACGATATCACAAGATACAGATGTTCCTACTTTTGCCCAAGCAGGTTATTTATTTAAGAATAGCTTAAGACTAAACTTAACAACTCCTGATACTTCTATAGCAGCAGGTGAATTTTGTATAATGAGACATTACATTGAGGGATATAATTTTATTAATTTAGCTCAAAAAAGTTTTACTTTTTCTTTTTGGGTAAAAGCAACTCTAACTGGTACTTATTGTGTAGCTTTTTCTAATTCGGGAGCTGATCGTTCATATGTTGCAGAATATACTATAAATAGTGCTAATACTTGGGAATATAAAACAATAACTGTTAGTGCATCTCCTACTGCTGGAACTTGGAACTACACTAATGGAGTAGGTCTTAGAGTTTCATGGACTATAGCGTGTGGTTCTACTTTTCAAACAACAGCTGGTTCTTGGCAAACTGGCGACTTTAGTGCTACTTCTAATCAAGTAAATGGAACTAATACTGGAGCTACTGATTTTAGAATTACCGGTGTTATGTTAAACGAAGGTAACGCCGCTCAAGCTTTCAAGACATTTGGTGCGTCGATTGATGAAGAATTGGTAGCTTGTCAAAGATATTATGAAAAAAGTTTTAACATTACCGATGTTCCTGTAACTAACTCTGGAATATTAACTGGCGCTCACTCATTTCCAAATTTATCTCCGAGTACTTCTCAAGAAGTAGCCCCGGTGACATTTAAGGCAACTAAAAGAGCTACTCCAACGGTTACTATGTTAAATCCTAATGCGGCAAATAACCAGATTAGGTCTATAGGCGGAACACCTGGAGACTGGTCTTCTACTACGGCTAACCCTGGACAGACAGGCTTTGCTTTGGGCGGCCAAAGTAACTCTACAGCAGGTGGAGCTACTTGTAAAGTTCATTGGGTCGCTGAAGCAGAATTATAATTTAAGGATAAAATATGAGTAAATCAACACAAATTAATAAACGTTTAATTGCAAAGATTCCTACGCCTGGTAACGAAGTCACAACTATTGGTCTAAATACGGTACAGACTCAGAATATACAAGATGGAGCAATTACAGACACCAAAACTAATTTTACCTTACCAACCGTTCAGAGGTTTACATCTGGCTCAGGTACGTACAATACTCCTGTTGGTGTAAAATATATTGTAGTTAAAGTTATTGGAGCTGGTGGCGGTGGTGGCGGATCACAAGCTACTGGTGCAGGACAAACATCTGCTGGCGGTGGTGGCGGAGCTGGTGGTTTTTCTCAAAAAATCATATATGCTCCAGCACTTACTTATCCATATGCAGTTGGTTCTGGAGGCGCTGGAGCAATAAATAGTACAGGTGGTTCTGGTGGAAGCTCTACATTTGGCACTATATCTGCTGTCGGCGGTTCCGGTGGAACCAATGGTGCTGCAGCAAACGCCGATACTTTTGGCGGTGGTGGCGGAGCTGGCGGAACAGCATCTGGAGGAGATATTAACATTACTGGTCAACCTGGACAAGCTGCAATTTACCAAGGTACAAATGCAGTTTCTTTAAGCGGCGCTGGAGGATCATCTGTTCTAGGTGCAGGTGGACAACAACGTATGGTTACCAATGGCGGTCAAAATGGAACAGGTTTTGGTTCTGGCGGCTCCGGATCAGCTCTTGGTCAAGGCGTTGGCAGTGGCGGAGCTGGCGGTTTTGGCAGTAATGGTTATATTGAAATAACGGAATATTATCAATAAGGAGAATTAAGATGCCACAAATTAGAGGAATTAACATTCCAAAAGAATCAAACATTAAAAACTATCTTATTAATGGTGATATGGTTATTGCTCAGCGAGGTACTACCTTTAATAGTATAGTAAATACTCAATATGCTATGGATAGATATCAATATTCAAAAGTTGGAGCTATGGTTCATAATTTAACTCAAGATACTGATGTACCTACACTTGCTCAAGCAGGTTACTTATTTAAATACAGTTTGCGTTTAAATTTGACAACTCCTGATACTTCTATTGCCGCTGGAGATATTACTACTATTCGTCAATATGTTGAAGGTGAATTAGCTGCTTGTCAAAGATATTATGAAGCTGGCGCTCAAACCTTCAGGTTTCAAAATATTGACACAGTCGGTAGAAATTCATTTTGTCATAGTATATTTTCAGTAAGAAAAAGAGCTAACCCATCATCTGTCACATTGAACAATACTGGCCAGACTAATGTCGGAGGATTTGCGGCCATCGGGTCAAATGATCACCATGTATTGTGGCAATGGTCTGGAGCAGGGTCTGCAATTGATTTTCAAAATACAGCAAATTGGACAGCTGACGCTGAATTGTAAGGAGATTTATTATGTATATGAAAACACAATCGTCTGAACAAGAAATTAAAACTGTTATCAGGTTGTCAGATAAGGCGTTTATCCCAAACGATCCGCAAAATAGAGATTGGGTTGAATATCAAAAATGGCTTAGTGAAAGCGAAGATAATATTCTTCAAGAATGGGATGAAAATCTCTATAATGGTTAAACTAAAAAGGGAGCGAAAAGCTCCCTTTGTTTTTGGTATTCACTTTAAAATGAATAGCTGTATATAGTGAATAGTGTACTATGTACTTTTCCATTCCATAGCAGCTGCGGTCGACGGAAATTCTTTCAAAAAGACTTCCTTAGCAGCTTGAGCAATGTCCATATGCTCTTTCTGAGTCCCATTGGCCGAACGCAATTCGATATAGTGAAGCCAAGATCTTACATTTCCTGTCATGTAAATACGAGTTTTAGTGGACAAAGGAAGGAGAAAACGTGCTTGTTCCTTTGCAATACCTCTTTTTAAAGCTTCTTGATAAAACGCATTACTACCTGCAATGACCTCATCTTGAGCGTCTGCAAACCATTGACGGTCTTCTTCACTCATATCATTGATACTGTTCTGACGGTTCTTTAAATCCTGTCTACGAGCTTCGTATTTAACAAACTCTGTAGCGGTCGCATAACGCTGTGAGAACTCCTGGAATACAAACGATCTATGTCTAAGGATTTGAGCTGCAATAGCCCGTGACGTTTCAATCTCTAATGTAAAAGAGATATGTTCAAACGGTGACCAATGCTTATTCTTAGACAGATATTTTAGTAGTTTGGGTGCTGTTTCTGTATTCATCTGATTGGCTGGATTAGAAACACGGGCAATGTAAGAAATGATTTCTTCAGCCATCATTCCATCGAGATCGCCAACACCTTTGGTGATTGCAACTAATTTAACCACTATTGCACCCTTTGAAGATCGCCATCTTCGTTAAAATACATCATTGTATCACTGTCACCAACAATTAATAGAATTTCATCGTCCGAATCTGTCTTTTCGTAATCAACCTCAGCCTTTTCAAGCATGGCAATCATCTGTTCAAGATCAGTTCCTGTAGCTACCGATTCATCTTCCTCTTCATTTTGTCTTCTTCTCATTTTGCACCCTATCCTTTTTTAAAATGTATTGAATACCTTCTTGTGTAATCTTTTTTGTTTGGCCCATACTTAAACGGATTGTGTCGTCATCGAGCATTACATAGCCAACACCACATTTGTCCAGCAAATCGCGTGCCTTTGGATGAATCTTGGCACAATAGAACATCCCAACTTCATTTACACGTTGTCCATCAAATAAGTATTCTAACTTGGTAAATTCGTATTTGTTATCTGCAAGATCGTTCGAACCATCTCTCATAAATTGATTTAAATCAATCTGTTTCAGAATACTTACGATCAATTCTTGGCTAAGTTTAGAAACACCAGTATACTCTGCCTTTGATTCAATTTTGAGATCTTCGTAAAGTAATAAATCGTTTGTAGCAATAAAGCCAATTCTAGCACCGGCAATTCCTAAGAGCTTGCTATAAGAACCAACCATAACTCGATGATTTGGCACTATAAATGGTGTTTTGGTATAGATTTGATTGTTATACACAGAATCCCATGTATCTGTATTTGCATCGCCAATATTATATTGAGTTCCTGTTGGATTTTCTGGTGAATCAATAAGTCGCATATAAAGATGATTTCCAGTTGTCAAATGTAATGGCATTGCGTTTAAATTTCTTACCCTTTCCAATCCAGCTCTGTTGATAAAACTATCATAAGAAGGATATCCATATGGTGTGGTAAACACCTTTTGTCCATTTTTAGCTTTAAATCTTCTTAAAATTAAATTTAAAGCCCCTGAAGCTCCATTTGTAATTAATATATGTTGATATCGTTGGTTGGTTGTTTGGTAAATCACATCATGGGTATTTTTAATAAGATCTGGATTTCCATCATATGGACCATAAGCCATGTCTAAAATACTATGTGTTGTAATAGAAATTCTACTATTTAAAATATCCAATAAAAAATAAGGATTTCCCCAAGAAAAGTCGTATTTAAAAATTAAGTCTGCCACAAAATTCTCCAAATAATTCAACTGCTTTTTTATCAAAAGCTTTTGCTGCTTCTTCTGCGGTAAAAAAATATCCCAGGTGAATCAATTTTCCATTAAATTTAATACGTCCCATCCAAGGTTTATTTTTGTGTCTCTTGGAAAAAGAGACGCCTCTATATCCAGACGTATTATTTGATGACTTTTTATTTAAATTCCTTGCATTTTCTGCTGTTGAGGCCATTCTTAAATTTTCTTTTCTATTGTCCAATCCATTTCCATTTTTATGATCTATTTTAATTTTTGAATTATTAATTCCTAAGATCATTCGATGCATACGAAATTGTTTATATTTTCCATTTTCTTGTAAAATTGAAGTAACTGCATAATAAGTATTATTTTCTTGATGAGCA